TTGCGTCTCGCTAAGGGTTTTCGCACCCTGGGCTGCGGCCTGAGCCATAGCGGCGGCCTGCGCCTGCTGCTGCTGCTGAGCGCGTTGCTGGCGGATCTGGTCGACCTGCTCCTGCGGGAGGATGACTGTTGGTGACACGCCGGACATTTCCGCGTAGGAGTCGATGGCCTCGTCGATGTTGAGCTTGTCGAGCGCCTCCGGCTTGACCTGCGCCAGCTGGCTGATAAAGCCAACGGCCTGCGTCAGGCTGCTGAGACCGATAGACTTCTGCGCCTGCGCCATCACGGAGATGTATTCGATGCGCAGCGGCATACCCTGCATAACCTCAGGAGGCTGCGGGATCATGTTCTTGCGTACCATCAGGGAGAAAGCGCGGTCGATAAGGGGATTCAGAGCCTCGTCGTTCAGGCGCTCCAGCACCGGGCCGAGCATCAGGAGCTTCTCTTCCTTCATCTCGATCACGGCTTCCACCGGCATAGAACGGGTGTTGATGCTCTGAAGCATCCGGAACAGGTCGACGAAGTAGCAGCGATCGATGATCTGCCGGGTGTCCTGAATGTCGGCCAGCAGGCCGGACATGTCGGGATTGACCTGGTACGCCGGGCGGAAACTGTCCTGCTGGGTCATCTGGTCGATGTAGGTGATATCGCCTGGCAGCAGGCTGACACGCTGGTTTTTCAGAGACGACGGGCCGACCATTGGCGGGTTAGTCACTTTGTCGATGATCTGGCTTTTGCGCTTCTGCTCCAGTTGCAGGGCTTTGATCTGGCCAAGCGCGGTCATGCCAGGGCATTTACTTCCGTAGACGTCCTCGCCGTTAACAGTCCAGCGCGGGGCAATAATGGGGAACTCGTCGAAGCCGGACTCGCGCAACAACTTATCGCCGTCGCCGCCAACCTCGTAGTAAACGGATTTCCAGGGCTTGTTCTTCGCATCCATGCGGCCGGTATCGCGATCAACGTTCGGATAGACGGCATGCATCACCTCTACCCACTGCTCATAGTTCCCGGCGTCCCACATGCCCTTAACGGACAGACTGACGTTGTCTTTCCCGAACTGCATCACCAGCTGGCGCACGGTCATGCTGAATTTGCGATAGCAGGTGTCAACGCTGCCGCGAGCGGAGTTAGCCAGGTGGTAGCTGCCAATCGGGAATGGCACGGTGCGGATAATGTCGTCGTCGTCTTCAAGAACGGCCATAGCGCCGGTGCTGTAGTTGCCCAGGCTGGAGTAAAGGAGCGGCAGAGACTGGTACAGGTTCGACTTGTTGAACATGTCGTTCATGCGGTTCTGCACGGTCTCAAGCCACACCTTGACCGGGCCGTAGTCCATCATGTCTGGATCAGGCGTTGCCAGGCGGAACCACGGGCGCGCCGGGGAGGTGATGCCGGACATCATGCCGCTGGAGAGCGTATCGGCAGCCAGGGAGGCGCTAGGGTCAACGATGCGGGAGTTACGACGGTCGTTACGGTTGGCGTCACTGGTGAGAAAGCGGGATCCGCGTGGGTCGATGAACTCGCTCAGCTCGCGCCAGTGCGACACGAACGAAGCCCGGTCGTTATCCAGTTGCGCAAACTGTTTGCCGAGTCTTTCTTTCAGTGATTCCGCCATCTGCAATCGCTCCGTTACTGGCCGAGCAGGGTTTTGCCGCTGGTATTAGCGGTGGAGGTATCGCCCTGCGCACCGGTCAGCAGCGTGGAGTTACGGCCTGAAGCGGCGCGGCGGCGGCGTGTTTCCTCGTCGCGTGCATCAACAACGGCGGCATCCTGTTCCTGTGGGGCAGCCTGAATCTCTGGGGCGGCGGCAACTTTTGGGGTCTTTGCAACGCACATGGCATAACTCCGGCGGACTTAAATTATTACCAATTTAACCACATAAGAATTATTTAGCGTAGGGTATTGACAGTTAGCGCCTCAATTATTACCTTTTAGGTAAATAAAGCACGCGTCAACGAATGACCTTTATGCCTGGTCGTTAAATCAAACGGCGGCGTGTGTTTTATTTCGGTGTATGGCACATGCGCCGATAGCGGTCTGAAAGGTTCCCTTGTTATTTCATGCCCTGACAGGTAGCCGGAATGTGCAAGCCATCGTTTCATAGACACGAACCAGCGACCCACCATCGCGGCGATACGGTGTGACACCCGGGAAGAGACCGGGGCACAACGATGAGAGCATTGGCGGAAGCAACGCCTATCTCGCCGGGTGGTCCACTGTGGTAATCAGTGCTCTCTTCTTTGTGGTAACTGCGGCTATGCGCGCGTGACGAGCCAAACCCGTCCAGATGAATACGTTTCCGGGCAGTGTACGTCGCTGGAATTGGCTAATGCCAGCAGGTGGAGGCACCACCGCCACAACCCAATCACTCCGTGATGCTGTGTTATACCCGTAATCATTGCTTCCAGCTCGCCCGGTTCGCCGGGCTTTTTTTTAAGGTGATCCGAATGAAAACAGTTGAGAGTCTAGCGAAGTCTTTGCCCGAGTGGCCACTGCGTTATGCGCGAATTGTACAGGGAAGAGATTGCATTTTCTTTGGTGTCCTCGCTGGCGATGAACTCGCATTTGAAGCTATCCCTGGAGAAAGACTTGCCGGTTTGATGCTAACCGAGGATTACGGCACCAGCGTAACCCGCGAAGAGTGGGCCGCCGAGCGCTACAAGGCTGTAGGGGCCTTTATCCATCCGCAAGTTTTAGGTGAGATCAATATCAAAGCAGACTCGATTAAAGCGGATGATTTAGAGTGCGCATCAACATCCGAGGCACGCTACCAGGCGAAGTTGCATTACCTTGGTGATTTGTTGGTGACGATCGCCAACAAGAACGGCGGCGTAAGCCAATCTACCGCTGAAGTCGTCGCCGACGCAGTAAGCTCGGCATTCGATAGAATTAAGATGTAAGGAGATCACCATGTCCGATAAAGAAATTGAGCAGGAAATTCAGTCTAAAGGTTTAACCGCGCCGCGGGTTACGCCGCAGCATATTGAGAGTCTTATCCGCTCCGAAGTCTACTTCACTGGCACCGATGGCGCCCAGTCTCCCAGTGCGAGCGTTAAATCTGAATATGTTGAAGGTGAGCGTATCCTGGCACCTCTCGACCTGCTGACCTTCTGCGTCCTGGTGCTTCGCAACGGCTTCACTGTCACCGGCGAAAGTGCCTGCGCCAGCCCGGAGAATTTCGATCCCGAGATTGGCCGGAAGATTGCCCGTGAGAACGCAGTGAATAAAATCCGGTTGCTGGAAGGCTATCTGCTGAAGCAGAAACTCAGCGAACAATAACACCGTGACATGTCACAATAGCCCGCCGAGTGCGGGCTTTTTTATGCATAGGGATCGTAGTCTGTGATGGCCCGCCCCTGCTGACTTTGCTGCTGACCGGGCACATACTGCTTCTTCACCACCGGAAAGGCGTATGTAAGCACGTAGGCGTCGGCGTTGTTAGGAGAGCGGCCCAGCGTCTCTTTGACCTCCTCCTTGTCCTGCAAAATCTTCCGGCTGTCCTTGAGCCTGACCTTGTACTCCGGCGCGCTCAGCTCGTCGGCTAAGTCCTGGCTGTCCAGCTGCGCGCCCAGCTTTAGCGCATCGCGGGCGGATTTGTACATCTCGCCACGCTTGTTCCCCATCTCGGGATCGGCGGTACCACCACCAAACTGTATCAGCGTCCAGTTCCGGCCCCAGTTATCGCCCACCGATTTCAGGCCGGTGCCGTAGCCGTAGTCGATGAATACCGCGTCAGCGCGGTGCAGGTCTTCAAAGTCGGCGATCACCTTGGCAAACCATATATCGTCCGTGGTGCGCGGGTACTCGCCCAACTTCCGGCAGTGCAGGCCCTGACGCAGGTAAATAACTGCCGGGTCTTTGCCCTGGTGAGACGGGTCGACGCCGATGACCGTGGCCGCGTGCTGCACCTGGTCGGGCGTGATGACCCTTCCCACCGCCGGGCCCGTGAGGCCGGACGGAATAAACTGGTTCTCCGACGCATCCGGGAAGATCCCCCGCACACGTACCTTAACAAAGTCGCTGTCCTCGCCGTAGTCCTCGACCCATTTCTGGAGCTGCTCTTTGTTCGTGCCCTCAACGGTGCGGCTGTCGATCTGCTTCGCCTTCCAGCGATGCCGGTACTTGCGGAAACACTCCCGGAAGCGGCCGGTGTTACGCGTCGGGTTACCGAACGCCACCCAGATGATCTCCGTATCCTCATCGGTCAGCGCGCCCTCTGCTACCTCCCACACCAGATCCGCGATATTAGACGCCTCATCGAACACGACGATGATACGCTTGCGCTCGTTGTGCAGGCCCGCAAACGCTTCGGTGTTGTGCTCAGACCAAGGAATGGCGTCCGCACGCCAGCGCTTGTCATGTCCCGGATCGTTGCTGTACATCGCCGTCGCGGTA